TCATTTGTTTGCTTCCCCCTTCTGGCGCAATTGCTCAAGCCAACTGACAAGTCCCGGCGGCAGCGGCACGCCAATGACGCCGAGATTTTCGACGACGCTTAACCCTTCGCGGCCTGCATAATAGTAAAGGGCCAGTGTTCGGAAAATCGGATTTTCACCTCCCGCCATTTTATCGAGCAGGGTTGCTAGAGCGATTACGCTTAAAATGACAGCCTTCCGGACGCCGCCCCAAAACATCACTTCGCTATTAACCTTTTTCTGTCTGACCGCGCCCAGAATGCCCGTAATATAATCGCAAGCGATCAAAGCGATCAATACCTGCAGCGCAATATCCCAGCCGCCAAGCGCGCTTGCGACAACACCGGCCAGAGCCGTCACGACGCCGAATGCCGCTTCTTTTCCGGTAGCCCCGATGGCGGTAGCGGCGATGAAATCTTTGATTTGTGTCATGCCGATCGTTCCCTCCTTCGCTCCTCGTAATGATCTTAAAAGGACATACTCTATTAGACGTACTCTATTAATAGAATATTTTTGAAAAGAAAAAAGGCCCCGGTATTAGCGGAGCCCGTCAGTTACGTATTCGACGTTCGTAATTTGTTTGTATTGTTCGGCTGTAATCCAGCCGGCTGCGACAAACACTTTAATGCCGTCATTGTCGTAGCCCGGCATGCCGGCATCGTAATATTTTTTGATCCACTGAAACCGCATTACGCCCCACCTCCTCCCGACGCTGTTTGCAAGGTAGCGACTTGGAGCATCAGGTCGGCGATTATAGCGTCTTGCTGCTGAAGCCGGATGTCTTTGGCGGCAGAGTCGATCAACAGCGTAGCGATCTGTTCGTTCAGCGCCGTGACTTCTTCGGTCAGCGGCGGGCGGTAAACCGGAGGTTGTTCCGGTTCGTTCGGGTCCGGGTAGGAAAAAAGAATTTGCTGCGTTTTCGTGTCTACACGGACATTACCGCTACTCCTTGCGAAGTCTTCATCATATTCGCCATATTCCAGTTCGATTACTCCAACGGTTTCACGGACACGCTCTTTAAGTTTTTCATAGTGCGCAAAATCGTCATCGATTGTCGTTGGTATGAAGTCTCCCTCAACTTGTGCGGTAATCAAGATACAATTTCCCGTCGAAAGTTCATAATAAACCCGTCTTCCTTGCTTCGCCATGTTTCTCCTCCCTTAGAGTTCCCACGCTTGCCAATAGTCGATCCGACTATGCATATGCGGCAATTGGAAGTCTATAGATCCTATACTCGCGCCATTCGATTTCGTATTGAAGATAATATAGCTACCAGACCAGTTATTGAGGTTGATCATTACACCCGTCCACCCTCCATGAGAGTTTGGACTATACCGGTTAATTACTATGTCACTAAACGCTATGGTAAGGAAGTTTTCACCATACGTCGCGCTAGTCGTTGTCATCACGACAGCACCTATTTTCCACCCGATATGTGGCGATTGGAACATCGGCCAATCTCCAACTTGCGTATAATAACTGCTGTCCTGATACACCAGTTGAGCATTGGTATTCCGTGTACCGCTCCCCGATGCTGTTCGTTTTTCACCGTTCCACGCCCGTAGAGTCCCCCAAACTCCTAGTATTTCCGCACCTTCACGAATGTTGTTTGGGTTCAGATTACCAGCTGGAGTCATGATCCACGAATACCCATCATAATATCCTTCTGGTGGGCGCAGGAATACTTTGTCGTCCTGCCATATCGTCCTTTCTAGCGCTGGCATATGGAAGTTTTCCGCGCTCCGGTTTGGCATCGAACCGGTCACTTTGTTACCATTTACGTAAGCCGTTTTTCCGGATAGGATGTCTGCCGCTGCAGCGTTCGCGTCGCTTGTGAAAGTGCCGGTAACTCCCCAAATCGGCACCCCTGCCTTGATATGCTGAGGGGCAAAATTCCCATCATCCGTATAGACGCGCACGGTCCCGTTATGGTATCCAGCCTCCGGCCTGAGATAAAGACGCCCAGTTTGGCCTGTAAACGGTGCACCATAATCAGTTGTTTTGTTCGCCATCGTGCCGGTGCGCTTCACACCGCCCTGATAAAACGTCTTGCCGGTCAAAACGTCACCGACAGCCGCGTTCGCGTCCTTGGAGATGTCCCGGATTTTGCCTGACAGCTGCGCAAACGTATCGCTTCCTGATGCGGTCTGTCCCATGCCAGTGATGGCGGAAGCGATCTGATTTTTCCCGTCACTGACAGACTGCTTTACCTCGTCCAGATCGACCTTCCGCGCCACATGATTGGCGGCCGTCGGCGCGCCGACTTCGAATTGCCCGTTCGCATCACGCCGCGCAATTCGGTTCGGCGTCGCCGCATCCGTCGCACCGTGTACGAGCGTCGCGTTTATGTGGTTGTCGAGAGATTCCGCCATGTCGTTGATTTCTTGTCCGATTTGGTTCATGTCCTCCGGCATGACCGAATCGTTCAAATTCCAATCCGTTTTTGCCATTCCTCATACCTCCTTCACTTCTACCGTCTGCAGCATCATCGTGTCCGATGCGATCGGCACGTTGACCTCGTTAGACGACAGCACCTTGTTCGCGCTGTCCTTCAACTCGATCAATGTAATAAGCGGCACGTCCGACACCGGCACAAGGTAGTTCAGCGCCAGGACGTTGTCGGTAACCTGCTTGACTTCGAACTCCGCAATTTCGTAATTGCCGTTTAACACGACCTTCGCGACCCTTCCGCCCACATATTCGGCCAAATCATGCAACAATTGCTCTGCAATCACGTTACGACCACCTCCGGTCCCAAAGTTGCGAACGGCTTCTCGCCCAGTTTCCAGCTGCCGTCCAGTTTATAATTCCACGCAACGTCTCTCCGGAAAATGTGCTCCTCCACTCCGATCTCCCCTTTAATGGAGGTGTTTTGCTGATAAATCAGGTTGGCCGGCTTGATGGTCTCGATGGTATGGATCACTTCCCGGAATACATTGGCGTTTTCAATATTGGCGGTTACAGTCAGCACGAAGCTGCGGACATCGACCGATACGACCGTCATGCCCGGTCCGACCAGCGCGTCGAGCTGCTGCTGCAAGTAATGGAGCGTAAACGGCGGTTTCGTCCGGTAGCGGTTCAGAATGCGCTTCCTCCGAAACGCCAACGACTCGGTCTGCGGATCGGCTTGTATGCCGAGCATTTGCTCTCGCCGTTTGATCGCCTGTATCCCCGATGACGTTACAAATTGATCCAGAAGCAGCCCCTCGACCGCCGCCTGCGCATCCTTCACTTCGGCATCCTGCGTACGGGACAGCTCCGCAAAATCGAGAATATCCAGCAGGAACGGCGGCCAATGCTTGTCAATGGTATTCGCATCAGACATGGACCGTCACCGCCCCCATTGCCGGAATCTCCTCTTCCCCTAGCGTCACGTTGCCCGCTGCGCCGTTGATCGTCGTTCCCGCCACGTCGATCACGCCCGGCACGGTCAAGATCGCCGCCTCGATCAAAGCGACGCGTACGATAAGACGCTCCTGTTCCGCCCATTCTTTTCGAAGGCCGAGAAGATACGCTTCTACGACTTCTTCAATCGGCTCTTGCACCTGTCCGGGCATAACGCCGCTATCGAGCGTGACGGTCGCAGCCACATCGATCGTGACGCTCGCCGCCCCCGCTATCGTGACCTTGTGGCCGATAGGGGCGGTGCCGAAGCCCGTCCCGCCGGCATCAGGATCGATAACGCGCTGCACCTCTTCGACCAAAGCCGGTGACGGGACGCCCCAGTCGGATGCGACAATCGTGCATTTGACCGTGCCGCCGCCCTGCCAGGCCGGAAACACTTTGGTGCCGCCGACGCCGTTCAAGGCGTTCACTTTCCGGATATAATCCGCAATGTTGCCGCCGAAAGCCGGCTCATTGACCGACGCATAGTACCGCTGTCTAAGCGATTCGTCCGATTCTTCATCCTCGCCGGGAACGATAAGATCGGCCAGTTCTGCGCGGGCCAGTCCGGATATATAGTCGATCGGAAGCAAAGGGCCGAACAACTGGTTGCCGATCGTGCCGGCCTGCTCGCATTCCAGTTCGTAGACGCCCGCGGCGATTTTCCCGATCGCGACGTAATCGATGTCCCCAATGGAAAACCGGCTGCCGATCGGCACGTCGCAAGGGTTGCCCGCACTGTCCCGGAACGTCCCCCGGCGTCTCGCTTTCGTTGCCGGCGTCCGGTTGACGCCGAATTCGGCGCAGCGACGGGTCAAATATTCTCCGCTCGCCGTATCGGCAAACGACAAGTTCCGGTTAATGTCCAATTCCGCATACATGCCGGCCAGTTCCCAGGCGGCAGGCGCACATGCATTATAGATAACGGAACCTTCCCGCTTGTCGACGTTGTCGGGCACCCGATCCAGCATCCTCTGCAATATCGCTTCGTACGTTTGATGCTCATACATTGGCGTTCACCTCCTGTTCCATCTGAAAGTTCCCGAAAGTCGTATGGACCGTAAAACGTATCCGCAAGCCGTCCCCGGCCGTCTCGACTTCCACGTCCTCGATGCCGATAATACGGTCGTCCGGTTCCAGCGCCTCCCGAATCATCCGGGCTGCATCGGATCGGACGGAAGGCGAATGGGAGCCGACAAGTCCCGACAGCTCGCTGCCGTAATCGTACGAATAAATAAGATGCCGATAGCGATCCGTTCGCAGCGCCATATAAACGGCTTGCTGCATGGCCTGCAGCCCGTCGGCCATACCGGCGATTCGTCCCGCCTCAAAGTCCAGATGCCAGGTCCGCGACGTCTCTTCCGTTTCTTCGAGCGGACCTTGAATGATGCCGCCTTCCGGTATCATGTATCCCTCACCCGCCCCATCACCACATATTGCTGACCGCCTTGCACGCGAATCAATGCGACTTTATCTCCGGCCTGCAAACCGGGCCTGACCGTGTACAGGCTGCCGTTGATCTCGATCGTCAGTTCTTCCGTCGCATCCGTTACAATGAGAAATTCGGACGTCAGCGAAAACCGCTGGTCCACGAACACCTCAAGCGGCTCCGTACGGGTCACCGTGCCGATCCTGATATGGACCGGATTTCCCGCTTCCACCGCTTGCGCTCCGGCTTGCTTGATGATGTCGATCATTCTCATATCATCTTCAACTCCAATGACATCGTATGGTCGGTTCCGTCGAAATCATGGGTACAGGCATCGACCAGAAACGGCTGGTTCAGGCCGAGCTCCCGGATCAGAATACGCACATAGCTGCCCGCCCTGATCCGCAAATCGCCGAGCGCCTCGATCTTGAGCGACTTCGTCTCCCGATTTTTCAGCTTCGCCAGCGTATCGAGCAGCTTCTGAATCTGGGCGGCGTTTTGCTTCTCGTCCACCGACTGGTAAAGCTGAAGGATCCCCCAGCGGGCCATGTTGGCGCTGTCCCGGGCGACGTACAGGTCCCGCTTGCCGGTCTCCCGGTTGTCCTGATACAGCACAATTTTGTTGTATGTGTCCTGATCGATCGACGTTTTAAAGCTGTAGCCGTGCATCAGACTGCCTTCCCCGATATAGAAGTCGACAAGCATATCCTCTACATTGCGGAGCGTCAGCCGGCCGAAATCGTCGTACAGGACAAAGTTCAAGCCTTTGTTGATCAGCGTCAGATCAAGCGTTTTATAGATAATGTCGATTAGCTTCTTCCCGTCTTCCACCAGCGTCGGGATGCTGTACACCGTATCCGCGATATACCCGAGCGACAGCTTGAAATCTTTGGCGATCCGTCTGACGACGTCGGACGCTTTGACATTGGTCAGCACATACGTATCGGATGCATGCAAATAGCGGATCTGGTCATAGGCTTTCATTTTCACCGTCTCGTCCGCCCCGCTTTCGATCGCGAAGATGTAACCGTAAAAGACATTCCGGCCGTCCTTGCGCACCCGGACGATGTCGCCGTTCCGATAGACAAAAGCATCGTTATCCGCAAAACGGGGCTTTACAAGCGTAAAATCGAGGCTGCCGGGACTGCCGATCCGGGTCGTTTTCCATTGCACGCCGCCGACGATGTCGGAAATGTCCCATACATTTCCGTTTTTATTGTCGAGCAGCACTTCAAGCATCGGCTTTCACCCCCGCGGGAAGCTTGATGACTTTGCCGACGGGAAGCCGCCGGATCTCCGCGTCGGAAATCCGGTTTAACTTTTGCAGCTCCGGCCACCTGGCGCCCGATCCCAGAAACCGTTTGGCGATGCCCCAAAACGTGTCGCCCGCAACCATCGTGTACGTCTTGGGAATTTGCCTGTCGTTCGCCCTGCCCTTCTTGCCCTTCTTCATCTCGGAACCGTCGGCCGTGACAACGACCCGGCGCGGGCCGTAATGCCTGTACTTCTTGAGCTTCAGCGTATACGCGATGTCCCCCGAACCGGCCGTTTCTTTCCACTCGAACGACTCGATGCTGGCCAGCGTATTGATCTCGAAGCCGGCGCTCGTCAATACGAAAAGAATCGGCTGGTTCGTTCGCATCCAGCGATTGATCGTCTCGACATATCGGGCCGGAGGCATCAGATCTTTCACCGTGACAAACGGATAGGGCTGCGCCGGAAAAATGCCGCCGAACTGGTACTCCGTCAGCTTGACATCCTTGATGACATTGATTTGCCCGAGCCCCGCCACCTGATAGGTTTTCCCCTCGTTTCCTTCCGACACTTCGATGGAGGACGGCATGAGAGGCATGGTGAGCGATTCTTTTCCATTGTTGAAGGACAGCTTCACTTCGTAGCTCATGTCGCATATACCCCCTCGGCGGACGCGGCGAATTCCTCTTCCAGCATCGTCCGAATGCGGGCGACGAACGTTTTTTCGTCGCTGCCGCTGTTAATGTCCCCGGTTTGAACGTTGACCGTCGGCGTCAGCGTGACGAAGTTTTGAATGTTTTTCATCTCGGCCAGCTCGCGCATCATTTTCAAATCTTCGCTGGAAATGTCGACGGTCTCGTTAATCCGGCCGACCTCGTTCACCCGGTTCATATCCGGCATTTTGCCGCCGGCAGGAACAGCCGCGGCGGCGGCCGGTCCCGGGGTCGGAACCGCATCGGCGCCTTGCGCCCATTTGTTCGAAGTCTTGCCCGCTTCGAGCATCGAATCTGGCAAGGGGTTCGCTTTGGTCTCGGCGCGTTTGGCGGCACGGGCATCTAGGAAATCCAGCACTTCCTGCTCGCGCCGTGCGGCATTGCGGGCGGCTTTATCGTACGCCGCGTCTTTCTTTGCGCCGGCATAGTCGAGAGCTTTTTGCCCGATATCTTCAAAGTTGAATTCGGCAGCAATTTCGTAAGCCGATCCGGTGATATCGTTAATGATTTTCAGTACGGAATTAATTCCCTTAATAATTCCGTTAATGACCGTTTCGAATATGCCCCCTACCGATTGCGCCAGCCAAACAAAAGTCGCAGCGATCCATTCCACAAGCTGCCAGAAGAAGGCGGGGATCCGGTCGAAGAAATTCAATATCGCATTCCAGGTTCGCATCAGTCCGGCAGCAAACTGGTCGTTGGTCTGCCATAGCCGAATCAATGCAAAAATGAGCCCCAAAACAAGCGCCGTAATCCAAACGAACGGGCTGGCATTCATGACAGCGCTCAGAACGGACTGGGCCAATGTCACGCCCCGGATCAGCACCGCCAACGTCCCGACGGCCGCCGCTATGCCCCAAACGACATACTCAATGTTCGGCCAACTGGTGCTGATGACGTTGTAAAACCCTGTGGCCATCATCGCTATCGCACTGATCAGCTGTATGCCCCAGGTCAAGCCGGCCGCCAGTCCGTCGAAAAAAGGCTGGAGCCTTCCGGACTCGAATATCGCGATCAATATATCCAATAGCGGCGTGAAAGCTTGCAGGGCCGCCATCCCCGCCTGGACCAGACCTTCGTGGAAAGCGAGCGTCACCTGATTCCATTTTGCCGCAGGGGAGTCCATCATCGTCGCGAGCGCTTCCTCGGTCATGTTTTTGGCATTAAGCAGCTGATTCATGCCCTCGATAAACGCCGACATATCCCCTTGTTGCCCTGCCTTGTCGACTCCGCTGCCCGTCACCAACTCTTCGCCGATCTCGAACTGTCCGGTTAAGGCGCTATAGTCGCCTGTGAGCGCATCTTTCATCGCGGCGGCCGCGCCTTGGAGCCCTGCCTCCGGATTCAGCTTGGACAGCCGGATGGCCAGCTTGTTCAGTTCGCTCAGTTCGGCAGGATTTGTGGTAGCGGACATAAAGGCCATGCTTGCGGAAACCGCAGCATTCGGATCTTGCCCGTACCGGATCGCCTGCTTGCGCGACTGGTCGTAAATGGCCTTCCCGAGCTCCGGATTGCCGGCTTTGGCTATTACGGCGTCCAATGTTTCCTGCTCTTTCATCGCCGCTCCGATCGTGGACGCGACAAGCTGCACGGCCCCCTCGACCTTCAGGAAAGATGAAGCGATATGTTTCACCTTGCTTAAAAATTGGCCGGATTTTCTGTTGGTTTCTTCCAGCTGCTGGTTTACTTTTTCTTGCGCCTGATTCATTTCCGCTTGTTCATGAATGGCATTATTGAAGGTCTTGTTGATCGAGTCCGACGTCATTTGGTCAGAATCAAGCGCTTTATTGGATACGTCAGTGGACATGCTGTTGTTTAGAACATCCGCGGCGTTCATTTGCGAATCTCTGGATATCCGTACAAAAAATCTTGTCAGCGATTTCGGCAAGATCGATTTGGCCGTTGCGATGGGTATCACCCTCTTTCCGGTTAAAATCAAAAAGCGTCCGAGCAAATCGGACGCTTTTCGTTAAAATCGTAAAATATTTCGCCATCGTTAACCGCATGAACCTTTTAACCGGTCTATTATTTGCGCTTCGCTTTTTTCATGCTGTTCCGTTCCGCCTTCAGGCGAACGTCGATGCAAGCGATGACGAAAGCCCGCTCCTCCCGGGACATTCCGGCGAATTGGCCCGGAAGGATATGCAGCTTATGGAGGGCATAGTAAGCGTAATTCGCCTCCGGATCGCCCTCCTCAATCAGTTTTTTGCTTCATCGATCAGCTCATTCATATCGCGGTCGAAGCCGCTCAGCCGCTGAATCTGATTGACCAGTTCGGCGATCTCGCCGGCCAGCAGCACCTTGTTCAAATATTCCTCCGGCGTTGCGCAGCCGAGCTTCTCGATGCTCGCCGCATTTCTGAAATCGGGTACGACCGTCTGATTAATAACAATGGCGCTGTTGAACCGCTCGACATCGAGTTCAAATTGCCGGCCTTTCTTCAGCCTCATCGAACGTTTGCGGATATCGTCGAATTCCTTGCTCGTCATCGCCCGGATCTTGAATTTCAGAACGTTGCCGTCCCGATCCTTGAACCGTTCGGAGATCACGACTTCCTCTGTCAAATTGTCAATCGGATTCGAGTTAAGAAACTCCTGCAGCGTGCTCATCGATATCCCCTCTCCTTCGTTATACGCCTCTCAGTGTATTGAAACTCTCAAGTACCTCGTAGCCGTCGAACGTGAACGCCATTTCCTCTTCCAGCTGATCCTCGCTCGCCGCGTCGAACCGGGCCGCGATTACGCTGTCGAGATTGCAGTTTTTCAACGTTACGATTTGCTTGCCCGTTCCCGATTGCGGGTCTTCGTTCGTGACTTGCAGATCGAAATAGAAATCCCGGCCCGTTTCGATATATTGGGCCATCAGCTCGCGGAACAGGGACGTGACGTAGTAGACGGTCAACGTTCCGCTGCCCGACCAGCCGGCGGCTTTTTTGCCGATACTCGTTTTGCCCAGCACCGGCACGTCGGATTTGCTCTTCTCGATCGTCGCTTCCAATGACTTGGCGTAGAACAGCTCTTCCACCCGGCCGTTGATTTTGGCCGTAGCTTTGGCCATTTTGCCGCTTATGGCGTCGGTTTCGCGAAAAAACATGCGCGTTCACTCCTTATTGGACCGTAACGGTCATATAAATTTTTTCAATCGAATCCACCGGCTGCACCCATTGATTGACGATGACGGCATCGCCGTTCTCCCCGGGCAGCACCTCAAGATCGGTTTGGGGATCGAAGTTCTGCACCGCCCCGATATTTTGATATTGCTTCGTCAGTCCGATCAGCTCCGACTTGAACAAATTCCGTCCGTCGTCGTTGTTCGGCACTTTGCCAATATAAGAGCGGCTGAATGCTTTCATATAATCGTTCGCAAGTCCGTCCAGGACGCGAATGACCCGGTTTTTGCCGAACGGCTTCGTTTTCGTCGGGGTAAACGTGTGCAGCGTGTTGATATCCTGCTCGACGACAGCCTGTCCGTCCATGGCCGTGAACAGAAATTCGCCGGCCTGCAGCGCGGCGGCAATCTCGGCATTCGTATATTTCGGCGCCGCGTCGACCGCGCCGTCGTAGGCCGTATAAGTCAGCGACTGGTTTGCCGCCGCCGCCGCCGTTGCGCCGGCCGTCCAGGCGGTCGCCTGCGCCGCCGTCAGCGTCGTGCCGTCCGCCAGCACAACGCCGTTCTTGACGCTGATGACGCCTTCGTAATCGGCTTGCGGATAGTTTTCCAGGACGACCTGAAGCTTCTTGCCTTCTTCGTCCCGAAGCCGCTTGACGAACGACACGAACAGACTTTTGACCGCTTCGTCGTTCGCCGGCAAGCCGATCGTATGGACGTCGTGCACTTCGATCGCCGCCAAATAGTCCGCATAGTCTTGCACCGTTACGTCACCATCCTCACCGCCCGTAAGCGGAAGGCCGGCCGTCTCCGTCAGTTCGCCTGCGCCGTCGAACGCCACCCAATCGTTAGGCTGAAGCTCCTCGATCGCCGCCGCCGTCTGGACATCGACCTCCCGGCCGGCAACAAGCGTCTTGACTTCGAATTTGCCGCTTTCGTCGATATGGCTCCGAATGATGATCGAGATGTCGTTTCCGCGCAAGCCGCCATAGCGGGCCGTAACGTGAAGGTCGCCCAGCGTGGCCGATGCGGCGGTGCCGGTATTCAGGCGGTACAACAGCAGCGTCCGCGCCCGTTTCAGCGCCTCCCGCACCAGCAGCAGCTTCGGATCAGCGATGCCGTATCCGAGCGTATTGAACGGATCGGCGCCCGCCTCCACCTTGACGGCCGTACGGGCCGGCCCCCAGGAAAGCGCAAGCGGCAGCGACACGATGCCGCGCTCGCCCAGCGCGCCGACCGGCTGGCGTTCCCCCTTAAAGTTAACGTAGACGCCGGGCCGCACTTTGTTCTGCGTGCTCCAATTTCCTCCCGCCATGTTACTCCACCTTCCTCTTCTTAAAGTCTTGGATTCGCTTTTCGGCTTCTTTCAACGTGTACATTTTGCCGTCCTCGAGAGCGGCGGCCGCAATATCCTTTTCGACCCCTTGACGCCGCTTGGACGACATGAACTGTTCTTTGCCAAATGTTTTTTTCTCGCTCATTTGACGTTCCCTCCCTGCTTCAACGTTTGCATCGTCGGGTCATTGTGCGCCGGCCGCCATACATGCATGCCGTATTCCGCATAAAAGCGAAGCATGCCGCCGGCGATTTCGAAGCGCATCTTGGCGCCGCGCACCGGCCGTTCCCCGACCGCGATCCATTCCAGCGCATCCGTCAGCCGCTCGGCCGCCGCGTTCATATCGTCTTGGCTGCCGCTTGAAGGATAATACTGGATGGCTACGATATGCCTGCGCATATAACGTCTGCCCTGCTCATGCGTATGCGCCGCCTCCAGCAGCCGCATCGCGATGCAAGGCGGCGACGCGCCTTCCCCGATCTCTCCGACCACGACCGGAATATCCGGAAAAGCGTGAACAAGTCCGGCGAGAACGCCGTTCTGCACATCCTGGAATGTGATGCTTGCCAATTCGCCACCCCTTTCCTGCTCGAATCTCCTCTTTGCCGTACGTACCGTTACACAGCCATCTTCCCATCCGCCGTTATGCAATCGGCACCATCAGCGCGTCACCTCCCAATCCCCGCGACCGTTTCCGTAACGGCATGCCGTTCGTCGGCCGTCCGGGGAACGAAAAAAGCGGCCTTTCTCCGAATGGAGAAGACCGCTTTCGTCGTCTTCGATATTTTTGGTACGATACCATCATAACACGGAAAAACGGGCCTTGGTGCGACTGCTTTGCGACTCGAATGCGACATCGTTGCGACATTACGGCGACATCGACGCCAGCTTGCGGTATTCGGCTATCGCCTTCGGCTGCCAACGTTCGAATGTGCGGCGCACGACGCCGAGCTGCTCGGCCACCTCGCCGGCCTGCATGTCCTCAATATACCGCAGCCTTAACAGCTTCGCATATTCCGGCTTATAGGAAGCAAGGGCGTCCAGCACATCGTCCACTTGCTTCACCTTCGCCTGCAAATCCTGCAGTTCGGCCAGCCTGTCCAGCAAGGCGTCGATGCCGGTCTTCTCCTCCCCCCGGGCTTCGATGATCTTCTCGATCTTGCTCCGGATTTCCCGGAGCTTGCGTTCGTCATCGGGATCTTCGGCATGCGCCGGAATGGCGGCCAGCTGTGCCCGCGTACCTGCGGGGCGGCTCGTCAGATAGGCATGGGCTGTCGCCTCCAGCTCCTGCTCCCGCTTGGTCAAATACATATACGACGGCATTTTGCGAAGCTGTCTGTGCAGCTCTTGCAATTGATCGTCTTCGCCGAACCGGCTTACCTTGATGCCGTCTCCCGCCGAGTAGTTTTCCAGCAGCCTGATCCTCGCCGCCATCCGCTTGTAATTCGATAATTGCTCAATCACTTGCTGATCCGTCATCATTTGTCCCTCCATAATCATCATGTTCACATCCTTGCGTCATTCCACCTAAAGTAGACTCCTATCTGCGCAAATGCGGAAATGTTTGCCTCTTCACCCTAAAATTATCGTTATTTGCTCATAATATTCTACTAAAAGTAGATTGTCAATCGTAAAAATTTCACCTTTCGGTTGATTTATTCCCGATATACGTTATAATCTACTTAAAATAGATTGGAGTGATCGTATGGGCGCCGGCGAAAATATTAAAAAGCTGCGCAACAGATACGGGTTAAGTCAACAGGAGCTGGCGGAAATTGCCGGCGTCACGAATAAAGCCGTATCCGCATGGGAGAATGGGCACAAGGAGCCGCGGATGGGCACGATCGAGAAAATCGCGAACCATTTCGGATTGAGAAAGAGCAGCCTGATCGAAGACGGCGGCATGGACGCCGAATGGGCCGACAGCTCGGCCTCCGCTCCCTCCTGGGCTTCGTCCCGGGACAAACGGGATTTCAAGCGGATGCTCGAGGAAGATGCGCCGGTCATGTTCGACGGCGTGCCGCTTGACGACGAGGACAAGGAAAAGGTTTTGAAGGTCATGGAAGCGATCTTCTGGGACGCGAAGAAGAAGAACAAGAGGAAACCAATCAACGAATAG